ATGTTTTATCAGAATCAGTAGTAAGATTACGTCCAACTGTTTCTGGTGGAACTGGTTCTACATTAATATTCCCAACAGGAAGTAAAGAGATTGATAGTTTAATTAAGAATTCAGAAGATACAGAAATTAAGTACTATATTAGAAGAGATTTTGTTGTTTCTGGTACTTCTACTGGAGGTAATATAACTTTCGTTGCATATCTTGGTTTTGGTACACAGAGATTCTCTGAATTTAATGAGAATGATTTCTTAATTACTGTTCATGATAAGGGTAGTTCAACTAGTGTTGAAACAGGAGATATTATTTACATCTCTCCAGATTTTGTAGAGACAAAGAATATTGCTGATCCAACATCTGGTTTATCATCAGGAAGTTTAACTTTAACCTTCCCAGAGAATCATTTTGGTACCAATGTTGCTAATTTCCCTAAACTTAAATTAACTGCAACATTAGAGATAAGTAAAGCAAAACCAAAAACAAAGAATTCTGTAACTAATAAGAGAATTATTATTACTGCTGCTGGTGATCAAGTAATACCTTTGAGAGGTATTGATTATGATAGTGATAGCACAGAATCTTATACTTATTCTGATGTTTATAAAGTTAAGTACATATATGAAGGATCTACATCCGCACCACCTACAGTTGATGTTAATGGTAATTTAGTTGTAGGTACTGATATAACACATAGATTTACTTTTGATGATGGGCAAAGAGATACATTCTATGATGTTTCTAGACTTGTATTAAAACCAGGATTCCAAGCACCAACTGGTCAAGTTGTTGTTGCTTTTGATTACTTTGAACATACTCAAGGTGATTTCTCAACAGTTGATTCGTATGTTCATGAAGATGGTGTTATTGCTGATAATGTTCCATCTTTCAACTCTACTGTTCATGGTATTGTTAATTTAAGAAATGTTATTGATTTCCGTCCTAAAGTAGATTCCACTGCTATCATTTCTGGTTTCCAAGATAATTCTATATTATCTCAAACTGAATATATCAACTTTACTGGTCCTGGTGGTTCTGTTTCTAGTACTCCAGCATCAAGTAAGTTACTTCCATATACTGTTTCCTTTACAGAGTCACAGTATCTTGATAGGATTGATGGTGTATTTTTAAATAACAAAGGTAATTTTGTAATCAAGAAAGGTAATTCTTCATTAAACCCATCTAAACCAGAGATGATTGAGGATGGTATTGCATTGTATTACATGTATATCCCTGCTTTTACTAGATCAAGTAAGGATGTGAGAATTATCCCTGTGGATAATAAGCGTTATACAATGAAGGATATTGGTAAACTTGAGAAGAGAATTGAAAGATTAGAATACTACACAACTTTAAGTATACTAGAGCAACAAGCATTAAACATGCAAGTTAAAGATGCTCTTGGTATTGATAGAGTTAAGAGTGGATTTGTTGTTGATAATTATGAGTCACATAGTGCTGGTAATCTTAACTCCATAGATTATAAGTGTTCTGTTGATTCACAGCAATCTGTTCTACGACCACAGGTAAAGGAAGATAGTTTTAAATTAACAGAAATTTATAGTAGAGATTATCAAAGAGATATTGCTGGATATGTTAATAATAACGATGTTGTTACTCTTCCATACACTGATATAGTTTATGCTCATAATGCATTTGCTACAAAAATTATTAATCCTAACCCATTTGTTGTTATACAATATCTTGGTGATGCTTCATTAAATCCTAATGTTGATCAATGGTATGATAGTACTGTTGCACCATTATTGACTGATAATAATACTGGATTATTCTCTATATTCCTTACAAAGGATACTACAGAAAGTTTCTCAAGTATATACAATTCATTTGTAGTAAACTGGGTTGGTGTTAATAAAGCTTTCTATAATATAAATCCATTATCAGAAAGTAATTCCGATTTAGTATCATCTAGTGTTAACAATGCTTCTGTATCAAGTTCTTCTAATATTAGTCCTCAAAATAATGAAATAGCAAAAGGTGTTGGATATAAAACTGTTAACAATATTACTGTTGCAGATTCTTTAAGATTTTTTGCAAGATCTATTCCAGTTAAATTTGTTCTTAAGAGATTAAAACCAAAGACACAAATTTATGTGTTTATGGAGCAAAGAAATATCGGTAGATGGGTATTATCAGATTCTAGATTTACTGGAGTTGCTGGTAATTCATTAACTTCATTTAATACACCTATCATCACAGATGAGTATGGTAATGCTAGTGGTGTTCTTTTAGTTCCTGCAGGTAATGCTCCTAAAGAGAATACTACTTGGAGTGGAGATGTTAATCAAGTTCAATATGATGATACTTCAGAAGAAATACGATTCTCAACAGGTATAAAGACAATTAGATTTACTTCTAGTTCTACAGATTCAGATAAGAATTCTGTTGATACTTATGCTGAAGTTAAGTTCTATGCAACTGGTATTTTACCAGAGAATCCTGCATCTATTATTTCTACTGCACCAGCATTCTTCAAAGCAAATGAAGGTGTTCAATTAATTGATAGTAATACTGAAAATACTTCTAGACCTAATCCACTTGCACAAACATTTAAAGTAGAAAACTTTGAAGGTGGTATGTTCTCTACTGGTGTAGACTTATTCTTCTCCAAGAAGAGTACTTCTATTCCTATAAGAGTTTATTTGAGTAATGTAGATAGTGAGAAACCAGGAAAGTATATCTTACCTGGATCTGAAGTTACTTTATATCCAGATACATTCCTTAAAGTTTATTCTTCTGGAAATATATCATTAACAGTAGGAGAGAATATAACTGGTAGTAGATCACTTGCTGTTGGACCTCTTTCCAAGGTATATGATAGAAATATGTTTGAGATATTACCTACTAGTGATGGTAAGATATCTATTACTAACGAGCAAGTATATACATTTGTATTGAGTAACCATAATGGTAATTCATTCCAAGCAAATGAAGATCTTACTTTGAATAGTGTTACACAATATAACAATTCTAATAATGCAACAATTGGTGTGAAGACTGCTAAAGATGCTGGTAGGGTATCGGCACTAAATGTTACCACATTAGGTTCTGGTTATGAAGGAGCAACTATTACAGTTGAGAGTCCACAATTACCTGGTGGTAGTAATGCTACTGGATCTGTTAAGGTATCTAATGGACAACTTTATCTAGCAGAAGTTGCTATATCTGGTAGAGGATATACAGAAGCACCTGCAGTTGTTGTTAGAGGATCAGGTTCTGCTGCTACAGGAGCAGTTATTGAATCTGAAATTATTATAGATGAACCAGCAGTTAGAATGGGTATTGCTGTTGATACAGATACCACAGTTAACTCAACTATTCCCACAAGGTTTAATTTTAATTATCCTGTATATCTACAAGATAATACAGATTATGCTCTTAATATTGAATGTGATACAACAGAGTATGAGATATGGTCATCTAGACTTGGTGAGACAGATATTTCTTCTGGATTAGTTGTTAATACACAACCACTTCTAGGTTCAGTATTTAAGTCACAAAACGTTGATAATTGGACAGAAGATTTATTTGAAGATATTAAATTCACTTTATACAGAGCAGAATTTGATATTAGTAGAACTGCTGAATTACTACTAACCAATGAAGAATTAGGTTATGAAAAATTGGCAGTAGATCCTGCAGAAACATATGCTTTAGCAAATAGTACTGCAACATCTGCATTGTTTAAGAACAATAGTAATATAGTTAAGATAAATCATCGTGACAATGGATTTGAAACGGATGGAAATTCTAAAGTTTACTTTAAAGGAATAGAAAGTTTTGCTGGTTATGAAGTTAGTGATATAGAAAATACTCTTTATACAGTTGCTAACTCTGGTATCGATACTTATACAGTTGTTGGTCCTGCTAGAGCATCAACTACAGGTTTTGGTGGTGGTACAAATGTACTAGCATCATACAATAGAAAGTATGAGAAACTATATGCACAGGTTCCATACTTACAAACATCTAATACAAAAATTGATAGTTATGTAACTACAACAGATATCATTCCTGTTGATTCTTCAACTACAAATTATAGTTCCTATTCACAGTCACCAAAAGAAACTACTTTCTTAAACGAAGAGCAATTCTTCTTAAATCAAAAAGTTATTGCTTCTGGTATTAATGAAATAGTTAATGGTATTGATAATTCACTTGTGTATAAGATTGATCTTTCATCAACTAAATCACATTTATCACCTTTGATTGATTTAAGAACTAGTTCTGTTAAATTAGGATCTAATAGAGTTGAGAATACTACTGGTACAGAAAATAGATACGGAAAGAGATATCAAATTATTAAATTATATCCAGTTTATAAATTTACAGTT